AATTTTACCTTGAGCTAGCTTGTTAAACTTATCTGCAATCTTTTTGTGATGAGGACCTTCAATAAAATCAGGCCACACATGTTTTACAAAAGATAGAAAATCCACATTTATCTTCTCTATCTTTTTCTTTTCTGCATGTTTTAGATAGAGCTTCATGAAATCTTTTTTGATGTCAGGAGGCAGCTTTTTTATTTTATCTAGATCTACTTTCATTCGAAAAAATTTTCCGCAAAATTTTTTGGGTTTTGCTTTTGAACTCATAATGATTTTACCAGCTATAAATGTATAAATCCAGCAATATATGTAGCCTGTGTGGGACCCCTTTGCATGTACCCCCCTATAATAAAAATAAAATCTACAAAAATTGGAAATCGTTTGGGACCCCTCGGCCCGCAGGGCCGAGGTTAAAGGAGATTAAAAATCTAACCAGTTAAAATATTTTAATTTGTTCTGGTCAGTTTTATCTTTGATGTATTGCTTAAGTCTTTTTTTAAATACCGCTAATTCTCTTTCAGCGGCTCTGTCCTGCACGATCCCTGGTTTCTCGTCATTGATGGGTGTGCTAAAAACATCTATCAAATCTATGTCTTCCTCAAATTCAAAAGTTTTAAGACTTGTATCTGTTTCAAATAGTTTATCGCCTTTACCATCTTTGCCCTCTGGCCAACTATAAGTAGTGCTGCGATGAACATCCATACTAAATTTAATTATTGGATAATCTATTATTTTTGGTTCCTGTTTCATGATTAGTCCAATAAAGTCATATATGCTTTAGGATTGTTTTTAATAAACCAATCTAACAGGTTACGCATTTCTTGCCAGTGCTTAGATGCACCCTCGCCAAGTTCTTTATCTTCAAGAGTGGCAAGTGCTTCATGATAAAATATCTTATCATGTTTCTCGCTCTCCTCTTTTGTTAGTTCAATAGATTCACCTGAGAATCTATTTCGTCTAGTATAATCTTTATTGTCCATAATTAACTATTCGCCCCCCATATACACGTTAAAATAATACATCCTATTAAGAAGATTATTGTTGCTACTACATATCCACTAAACATATTTTATCCTTTCGTTGAGTGTATCCTATACTAAATAGGATACACTGTCAACTTATTTTTTATGTAATTATCCCCAGGTTACCTAATAATAAAGTTATTAGTAAAACTAATATAACACCGAGAATCGCATAAATGGCTTTATTAATTAGTTTTATTTCAGCGCTTAATCTTTGCTGTTGAGCTAACATTTTTTCTAAAGCTTCGCCCATTGCCTTTATCATCATGTTGTCCATGAGTAACTTTTCTTTTATTTGTTCATCGTTCATTTTTTGCTACCTCCACATGTCCGTCCCAGTTTACTTCTTTTGCTGTCTCCACATATCCATGAAAAGTTTCTTTTCCGTCCTCGGATATTATTGCTGGTTTGTTTGCCCTTCTATAATCATTCGCCATTACATCGAAATAAATGATGTGATCGCTTTCAACTTTACATTTATCATCCCATGTAAAGTTCCTTCTAATTGTTCTACCGTACTTTTTTGCATGGTAGAATATTTGTCCTTGTTTCATATATTCTCCTTTCATAAATTATCTTATATTATCCTATTGACAAGTATTTGTCAATAGTGTATATTAAAAACTGAATCGGTCATCCTAGGATATCGGTTCTATCAGGTTGCTATACCATAGCTCGATAAACATATGATACTATCGGGCGGGTCAAAATAGGGAGCCCTAGAATAGCAACCTGTACTGATCCCTGGTCCTGTCGATCGATAAGGTAAAACGCAGGACCTGGGATCAGTGAGCAGGATAACCGGTTGTTAACTTAAGTCTCACTGGTCAGGTGATACAGCAATCCTGTTACAAATTAAGCATCAAGCATCAAGCTGTTAATAACTTAAAAATAAATTTGACATCTTACACAATATAGGATATATTATTATTGCGTCCAGTTGCTGGTCTCGACGTCGTTAAACTTAAAACCAGCATAAACAGAAAGGTAAAACATGAAAAGAATTAAACACAATGATTTGCTGCCATGGTTCACTGATGACCATGGCACGCTGCCCAAGGCTTATCTGGAGAGTTGTAGGAAGTTTTTTGAAGAGATAAGCAACAAGCGACAAGCAGCAAGCGACAAGCAGCAAGCGCCAGGCGTGACTGTAACTAGATCAAATTTATTTACAGAAGCATTAAAACTTGATACAACAAAAGACAGAAAGGTATAATATGAAAACAAGTGAAGCGTGGTCTCTGGTTGGAGGTTTAAGTAAACCCTCTAAGATGCCTGGATGGGCCTACGGGTTACCAGCTAAAGAGTGTAAGACCGGATCTAAATTAGTTAAAATTAAGGGCAGCACCTGCCACGGATGTTATGCTCTAAAAGGTTGTTACGTTTTTAAAGTTGTGCAGGCTGCGCAATACAAGCGGCTTGAGTCTATTAAAAACCCGCTCTGGGTTGGAGCTATGAGTCTATTAATTAATTCTAAAAAATCTAAATGGTTCAGGTGGCATGATTCAGGTGACATACAAAGCGAGGAACATTTATTAAAAATTTTTGCGGTTTGTAAATTAACGCCGGATGTTAAACACTGGATGCCGACCCGTGAAGCATGGACAAAACACTTCCTACCGCTATGCCCTGCTAATTTAATAATTAGATTCAGCGCGCCAATGGTGGACCAGGCAGCGCCTGCTTCATGGCCAAATACTTCTACTGTCGTAAAGACTGGCGCAAGTTGCCCGGCACCGAAACAAAATAACGAATGCAGGGACTGCCGGGCATGCTGGTCGAAGGACGTTAAAAACGTAGCATATGGACAGCACTAAAGTTTTAGAGAGTCATTATCTCTGGTGCCTAAAAGAAGGCCGTGACGTTTCCTGGTACAAGCCTCAAGCGCCAAGCTCCGAGCCGCAAGCATCAAGCCGCAAGCGACAAGCATCAAGCTCCGAACAGCAAGCCTCAAGCGCCAAGCCGCAAGCAGCAAGCTCCTGAATCTTTGATCCTTCATAAAGTTTCAAGCATCTAGGTGCGAGGCCCTGGACGAGGATGAACGAGTTCTTTGGATGTTTCACGTGAAACGCAATTTGGTGTGGCGAGAACCTCACTTTGTCATTGGTTGTCACCTTTAACTCTAATGTAAAAAATATATTATTCTTGTTGTATCCCAACAGATCTGGAGTGCCAAAAGACGTTGTGTTTTCTATTCTTGTCCACGAAATATTCTTAAAATTTTTCTTAACATAGCTCCATAATTTGGCCTCTGGACCAGGCATTTTTTAGAGAACGTTTTTTGGTATAGCCTGCAGATTAAAGTGTATAAATCTAAATGGATCAACACCATTATCAACCGCAAACTGGTGTGGAAGATAGGAGTTAAAGAACATAACAGTGCCTGGTTTAGGACGTAACAACACTTTTTCTGTTGCTAAAGTTACAACGTTTCTGTCTTTCTCTGGTAATTGAGTCATCATCTTACCAGCTCTAGGATCGTGAAAGAGTGGAGCTGAAGTTCTATCTGAACATTTTAAAAAGTAAAAACCAGATATATGATTGTTCCAATGTATGTGAGTATCATGATGTCCACCACCTTTGCTAGCAAACTCTTGACACCACATCTCTGTAAATTTTAAATCATAATCTTTTAGATCATAACCTTGTGCATCTAAAATATTCTCACTAGTAGATTTAATAAATCTTCTAAACTGATAAAGCTCTGCTTGTTTCATAAAATTCTCTGTGTGATAGGACAATCCAATGTCTCCTATATCTTTTCCTGCCTTTGCTTCTCTTGATACTATCTGCGGTGCAGTTTTCTTTTTAGCCTCAACAATAAATGGATCACAAATTAAGTTAAGTAAATCTAAATACTGTGGTGCTTCTGTTCTATAAATTGCTGACTGAAATATAGGTGACGTTGTTAGTTCCATTACAATACTTCTCCTTTCGAATTAACTATTTTACCCATAGGAGCAAACTCTTGGTCTAAGACCTCTATTACTATCCTATGTGTTTCTCTACATCCTATGACTTGGTTTTCTAATAGCTTCATAGATTTAACATCGTAATATCTATCACCTGCTTTTACTTGAAATCTAGCATCTTGTGTGATGGGTGACTTCAACATCTTTTCTAAAGCCATTTGTACTACTTTCGCCTTTATCATATTTTTAAAGTGATGTTGAATATACTGCACTCTATGTTATATTGCAAGTATGGGTGTACCTAAAAGACTTACAGATCAACAGATGAAATTTGCTCATGAGTTGGTTACTAATGAAGGCAGAATTACGGCAACAGAAGCGGCTGTTAGAGCAGGCTATGCAAAAGAATCAGCTAGATCTAGAGCGTGTGAATTACAGAATCCAAAACACTATCCTCTTGTTGTAAAATACATGGGTGAACTTAGAGCAGAGTATCAAAAAAAATATGAAATTACATTTGAAAAACACATAACAGAGTTGGCTAAAATAAAAGAAGCAGCTTTAACAAAGGGTGCCTGGTCTGCTGCTGTTAATGCTGAAGTTGCACGTGGTAAAGCAGCTGGACTTTACATAGAACAAAAAATTATTAGGACAGGTAAACTAGAAGATTTATCTGCTGAAGAGTTAGAAGCACGTATGAAAGAAATATTAGATGACTACTCACCTATACTAGATGGTGTTGAAGTTACTGAGCTAACCAAAGAAGTGAAAGAAAAGCAGCATAAGTTAAGATTGCAACCAAACCTAAATAAGCAAGAAAAAACCACGGAAACTTCATAATATTAATTTATCTTCTCCATATGTCTTACGTTAGATATAGGGAAACAGTTTCTATCTCCAAAAGTTATTTCCCCATCTGGGTCTCTATCATAACTAGAAAATATTTTAATACTTTTTTTATCTTTCTTGTACACCCATGCCTCAGAGTATGGCTCACTGTATGTCATCTTATCAAACTCTGTTGCACTAGCCCAACCGGTATCACCACAAGGATCAGTCCACCATATTTTGTATTTATCATATGGAAACTTATCTGGTCCTACAGGTGCAAGTTGTTTCTTTTTTCTTTTGGATTTTATTTTTCCCATAGAACTTTTTTATACCAAAACATGTTTTTTTAAAACTCCAATTCATGCGCGCGCGTTGGGTATTTGCTTTGTGCACTCTGTGCAGCTCTGTGCAGTGTAAAAAACACAAAATTTGCTTAAATAAGTGTTGATTTTACTATGTTTTTTGCATTTTGTGCGTTTGTGCAGTGATTTTCTATCTTTTTTTTTATAAAAAAATTTTAATTTGCCAAAAAAAAGTACTATAGACTGCACAAAGATTAAAAAACCCTTTATTTATGCGGCTTGCCACTTTTGTGCCTTATTTTAGACGCGATTATACCACAACTGTGCTACGATGGCTGAAGTTCCGTGGCCCTTGTTGCTTGGTCATAGTACTGATCTACCCTTCTCAAAAAATCATGTTGTTTACTAATAAACTCCTGTCCACTAATAGTAAACTTCTGAAAGTAGTTATCCTTACTACACATCAGTATCACACCCTGGGTAATATTGGTACCATAAACGTGATTATGGGCCATGGCATAGCCTCCTAGCTGTAATAGGTAGTC